TGGAATTCATCAAAGCACTCCACTTCGTCTGGATCGATTGGCAATTCATATTGTGTAAGAGCTAGTTTAATACCCATTACAACAAGTTCTGTTTCAAAATTATCCATTGCAAAGCGTAGGAAGTTATTAACTTTATCGTTAAACTTTTTATCCTTAGCTTCGTCTGCTTCTTTCAACTCGTAACACAATGAAACCGTCAAGGAATACTTGGCACTGATTTCTGACGTTTTCATCTCTTTTACTTTGCCAGAAAGGATATCTGTTGGATTAGGTAATTGTCCAGCAACCTTACGGTGAGCCATAAATTTGACAGCCAAACCTTCACCTACTGCACCAGCTACAAGATCTGTAGTTGTTTCATCATCTTCGTCATCTAGTAATTCAGAAACAAATGACCAACTACGTGGTGTTGCAAACCCACGACTAGAACTACGAGGATCAAAATCATAAAGATCTTGTTTTGCAAATTGCAAATAACCTACAACGTCTTGGTGGATTTTATTATCAACCGCCCATTGAAACCAATCATCAAAGTTGACACCTAGTTCCAAGTGTACAAAGCGATTTGAAAGTGGAGCAGGCATACGATAAGTAACACCTTTGTCTGCTTCACGGTTACCTGCCGCAATAATCATTACGTTGTCAGGCAATTTATATTGTCCTACTCGACGGTTAAGAATCAACTGATATGCTGCTGCTTGTACAGCAGGTGCAGCAGAGTTCATTTCGTCAAAGAAAACAACAATATTATCATATTGTGAAGCCAGTTCTTCGTCTGGCAGTTCACTAGGTGCGCCCCACACCATTTTATTAATATTTGTATCAAAGTACGGAATACCTTTAATATCTGTAGGTTCCCACAATGACAAACGAATATCAATAAGTAGAGAATTAGTAAAAGATTCGGTAATCTGTTTTACAATATCTGATTTACCGATACCTGGAGGACCCCACAAAAATAGAGGGCGTTTTTTTAGCAATGCACGACGGATTGCGTTTTTTGCTTTATTTGGTGAAATTGTACGTGCTTCTGACATAGCGTATTCCTTCTTTGTTTCAGTGCCTATACAAATAATATAAGGTATACAGCTAAGATAGTCAACCTTTTTTCTTTAATTTTATTAAAAAACTTCCAGGATTATGTTTAGGTTGCGACCATTCTCTGATGTAAGGATGATTATGTGCCCAAGTAGGAAACTCTCGCATCATTGCACCTTGTCCTGTTATGACTATACATTTTCTGTGATTTGCAAGGTATGCTTCGTCTACTGCACGTTTGAATTTGCGCCAGCCTTCGTGTATATGATATCCGTGTAGATCAATTCTCATCTTTCCTACTCATTGCTTTGTTTATACCATATTTACGCAAGTCTCCGCTGAACAATGTAAGTTCGACTGCTTTTTTTTCATTTGTAACCGTTATACTTCTATTTGTTAAGTAATAAGGACAATCTATAAAATGATCTAAATAAATTATAACTTGAGTAGTTAATGGCATATCTTTAGGATATGGAATATCATATGTTTGTAAACCAATTTGATTTACAATGTCAAAGCCTGCTTCTGTTAATCTTAATCCGCCCTTTTCTTTGTTACGAGTATTGTACCACCATAAAGGCATATATTCTTTGATTGCAGTTTCTCCTGCACTCTTACCTAGTTCTTTTAAAAAAATTTTTGTATAAGTTTCTTTTGATACCATTAAACTTTTTCACCAGCAGTCAGTTTGACTACGGTGAAATCTTCTGTTTTGAACATTGTGTTTAGTTTTTTTGCTAGATTTATTGCATGTCCTGGATTTGAAAAACTTGTTTTCTTGTACTTAGGTCCAGGATAATTTGTTAGTGCATTACTGCTTTTCAAGTTAAATGGTTTGTCTTTATAGAAGACAGCCCAAATAGCTTCTGCATCTAGTATCTGTTCGCATTTGTAGGTACTACTATTTGTATACTCTAAAAGTATATTTGGTTTGGGCCTACTCATAGATTCTCCTAATTAACTACGTATATTTATCTTTTTTTATACGCATTTAATTTATTTCCAGTTGGCATCACCACCAACTTGAATAATAATATCTTCCATGGAGCCACCGGCATTTTCTTTTACAAACTTTTCTAAATCTCCATTAAGTCTACTCATTACAATACCTAATGTAAATGCTAAATTCTTTGCTTGAGTAATATCTAATTTTACTTCTTTTGCTCTACTATTTTCTGCACTTTGCACTTGTTTTATAAAATTTTGTATAGGAAAGGTGTTAATCGGTTCTATTGACATGTTTAAGCATTGCTTTCATTTCTAGCTCTGTTTTGAAAGGTCCTATATATTCATTACGTTCTATTGTAATTAATTTAGGACAAAAACTTTTAAGCCAGTTTACATTAAACTTGACAAGATAGTAACCTGCACAATAAACACTTTTTGATTTTTCACTTTTGGTAAACAAAGGTAGTTTTTTCTTTATATCATACATGCTGTTATATGGAATACCTTTTGTAGGAAATCCATTTACTTCGCTTGTATTTTGTGAATCGTTTTTAATTTCTGCTACTAAGAAATTTTTTCCAAATTGTTTTTTTAATTGATTCTCACTTTTATAAAAATCAACTTTACCTTTTGTATTAATTAAAAAACCTTCTTCATTTTTACTAATAGTTCCGATACGAATACCCGCATCTTCTAAAATCCAAAATTTACCTTGTAATATTTGTTTTGCTTGTAGTGTCATTTATACCTCGCTTGTAATGGTTCAGCATATTGTGCAGCATTATCTGCAATACGTTGTAAATCCCAACGAGCACAAAACTTCATAAGTCTCATACCAACTTGGCTAATGTTTTTATTTTCTGCTGACTGGATAGTATTATTTATTTCTGCACGAATATGTTCAGGCTGTGCAGTTAAGTCACACAATGTAACATTACGTGTGTAATCATCAAGTACACGATGTTCTACACCTTCATGATCTACCCAACGCTGTAGCATCATGTTATTCCAGTTGTAGCCTTTTGTTTGTTTATCTGCAAATGCTTCTAGTAGACCTACTTTGTTCTTTGTGCCTTTTTTTCTAACACCTGGATAGGCACTAAACACATTGTCACTAGTATCTCCACGCATACATTTTTCGAACAACATGTATTGAGGTTCTGGAGCAGGTTTTGGCTGTTTGGTTTTCTTATCCACCACGGGCTGACCTTTGTCATCAAAATATCCTTCTACAGTAATAGTAGTATTACTTACCCCATTATATTGACGCACATTAGGTGCAATGAGCTGTGCAAAGTCGCCGTCTGTACTAATGATAACATGATCGTCGTTAGGATGATTTTGTATCCAGCCAGCAATAAGATCATCTGCTTCTAGTACAGGATTGTGTAGTACAGTGCAGTTAGTTTTGTTACCTACAAACTCTTTAAACTCGTCAAAGATTTCCCAAAACACTTTATCTTCTTCTGCTTCACGTGGACTCATTGCATCGCGGTGTTCTTTGCGATTACGCTTGTAAGGCTCATAATAGTCCTTACGCCATGAACGTCCTTCTAAACAGAAAACAACATGCGAACCGTTGAAGTCCTGCCATGCTTTCTTAATGCTGTTAAGTGTGATGTGCATTGCCATGCCAACTTTAGTATCAATGTCGCCACGTACAACATGACGAGCACGGAAAAATGTGTTAGCAGTGTCAATAAGAATATAAGTCATAAAACGCCTCTTTGCTAGTTATGTACAAATTAGCATTGTTTAAAGTAAAAGTCAAGAACTCTTTTTAATAATGATTTCGTCTATACGCTTAGACAAATACTTTGCAATATTATGATGCCCAACTTCTGTAGGATGCAGGCAACCTGCTAAACTTTTTGACAAATCACTCAAAGGAGTTGATTCATAAGGAATACCTTTTGGATAATATATTTGTTCGGGAACATATTTTACAAATGATTCTACAAACAAATGTGGAATATTCTTTTGTTTCATTACTTCGTGTAATAAAAGCACTAATGCATCTTTAATAAAATAACCCTGTTCGTCGGCATGTAGATTTGTTTCACAGCAATGATAAGCATCTGTATCTCTATAATAATGAGCTTGTCTATCTAAACCGCTAAATGCAACAACAACAAAAATATTATTTTCGGTACATAGTTTAAGCCAGCTATAGCAGTCATATGCAATCTTTTGATTTGCATTTCCTCGTAATCCCATGTTTTGACTAGTGGTAATAAACTTACTGTAATCTTTGATACGATTTACAAAACTTATTTCACTACGTTCTTCTGGTGTATTTTCAACAGGTTCTTTAATAAGTCCTTCAACAAAGCTATCACCAAATACTACAAGTTTCATGATATTTCGCTTCTTCCTTTACTAATAGGAACAACATTAATGTATCCAGCATTACGATCTGGATTCATGTCTTCTTCTACTAACATGTTATACACAATGTCTTTAAACCACCTATCAACTATTTCTTCTTGTGCATCTGCATCAGTTCCATAACCGTTTTCGATTAGTTCTTCTATAAAGTAGTCATTCCAGTCAAGTTCAAAAAATCCATTACGTATATTATCTTCATTAACTTGCATATCTAATACATTTACCCAAGGCTCTTTACGTTTGTTTGCAAGTGCTTTAGGATCAGTTTTTGCTAAAACTGAGTTTTCTTTTTCGAGAAGTTCTTTTTCTCTAGCCTCTATGCCAGTTATACGTTTAAGCCATTGTTTCATTTTACCACCCAATCTTTTCCCAAGGTACATCTTTGTTTCCAAAGTGTCCGTATGTGCAGTTATTACTATACTGGGTAAAGTTAAACATGTCAAATCTATCAATGATGCCTTTAGGCGTTAAGTCTATGTTGCTTTCAATAAACTGTTGAATACTACGATTGTGTCCATTTGAATCTACATACACACTGGTAGGTTCTTTTACACCAATAGCATAACTCAACTGAATCTGACACCAATCTGCCATGTTATCAGCAACAACATTCTTTGCCAACCATCTTGCCATGTATGCTGCACTGCGGTCTACTTTTGTAGGATCTTTTCCACTAAATGCGCCCCCACCATGAGGAGCGTAACCACCGTAGGTATCAACAATGATTTTTCGTCCAGTAACTCCGGCATCACCGTCTGGTCCACCAATAACAAA